CTTGAGTCGCGCCTGCTCATGCTCAATCCACCGTTGAGTCTCAGCCATCAAATAGCGTTGAGACGGTCCGGTTTGCTTTGCCAAGTCCCACAACACTTCAGGCGAAAGCCCCACACCCCACGCGATGTCGCGCACCAGCCACTCCAGCAACATCATCTGATTCGGGTGTGGGCGTCCATCATGCAAGACTGAAAGCAGTTCGCCCTCGTTGAGTTGAGCCACCATCCCGCCTTCGCGCATCTGCTCCACGTTGATTGTGCTTCCGCCGCTGGTTTTGGTTGTGACTGCGGACGCAAATCCCTGCGGCCCGTTGCCGCCTTTCATGGTGCGAACTAAGCCCACCTGATTTGCCATCTTGATGCCGTGCTTTACATCGGCAGTAATTTCGGCTTGGTCTTGGATGTTGTTTAGTGCGTGAGCCAAGGCAGAGATCCCGCGCACTTGTCCAGGCCGTTCAAAATCGGCATAGAAGATCGAATCGCTCGCCGCAACGCTTGACGATTTACTGGGGTCATTAACGTCAACGAGGTTGTATGCGAGGTGTCGCCCGAATTTGTCAAGAAACACGCCGTCTTGGGTGGCTTTGCTTTTTCCGTTGTCGATTTGGTGGGATTCATAGAAGATGATTCGGGCCGTTCCGCTTTCGGTTGAGCTAAGGACGGAAAGCGAATCGCCGTCCTTGATCCGGAGGCGGGTGAGAGCAATTTGCCACTGGAAAAAGTCCATTTTGCCAGCCCGATCAAAGACAAATGGAGTCCCGGCGCGCTCTTCAAACAACTCCTCTGCCATCCGGTTGAACTCGCGGTCTGGAGTGGCGGCTTGGGGTTTGAGATAACCAACGAGATTAGCTACGCCATTGACGATGCGGCGGGCAAGCCCAACGTCGGCATACATCTTGCGGGCTTTGCGGAGGATGGTGAGCCTATCGCCGCCAGTGAGTTCTTGCGAGGTGTCCAGCGTGCCCCAATTCACCCAAGCGCGGCGCGGGGAGTATTGGGCGGCATCAAAATTGGTCAGCGCGTTAATGCCCGCTGCCCCGCCTGCTTTTCTTCCTCTTCGTGTTCTGCTCATGTTCCAAAGTTGCGGGTTGAAAAGTCTTGGGCAAACCACTTGTCGTTAAAGTCCGTGGTTCCGGCGAGTTCGTGCAATGCTTCCTCGATGCGGCGAAGCCATGTCGCCCGCTCTTCGGGGCTGATGCTGATGCCTGTTGCGCTTCCGGCGCGTGAAGATTGACTGGTGATTTGAACTACGTCCTGAATGCGCCCCGCTTCCGCTTGCAATATCGCCAGTTCCGCCGCTTCGAGTTCGGCGGTGGTGTAGTATTTGACGAGTTTACGAACCCAGATGTCAGCGGACGCCATCGACAAAGCGAGGGAGTCAAAAAATAATTCACATTCGTGCTTTACAAGCTAACCGCTTGGGTTATTATCACTTCGTCAGACACGAAACAATAAACAATCAAACGCCATGACCTACGAACAAATCGAAAAACTCAGCGCCGAGAAAACAATCCTTTGGCTCACCAAAACCCTCAAGACGGTCTCCAACTCTGGCTTGCACTCATTTGAAAACTATCGCGTTCAAGAACTTGCGGGACGCTATGAGAGCCTTATTGAGCGGGCCAAACAGTTGAACGTATGGAACTCATTTTGTGAGTCTCGCGGATTCAGCCCCGACCATGACCACATCGACATTTTCGGTTAATCCTTAACATCAGCTCACAAACGATTATGAACGCCGAAAAATTAACAGCAGAAAAAACCATTCACTGGCTCAATAAAACAGCTGATACGGCATATAATATGCCAGACGGACCAATTACGGATAGAAAAACCGAAATCGCTCGTCGATACAATGAATTAAAAGGTAGGGCGAGTGAACTTAGTGTTTGGGTCAAATACTGCGCCACTAAAGGCTATTCACTCGACCATGAAGGCTATGATTTATTTGCATGAAAACCCTCGCTGAAATCTTTATGCTTGAAAAAAACAAAGCCGCACAACAACTAGGTCGTCTCGGGGGACTTAAAACCTCCGGGGCAAAAGCCGCCGCCGCTAAAGCCAACGGGAAAAAGGGTGGGAGGCCCAAGAAAAAACCATGAGCAAACCAGCAATCGAACAATCTGATTTGTGGATGTTTTTTGCCCGTCGATTTAATGAGGAGTATGGGTTTCAACCAAATCCGCGAGACAAGTCAGTGCGCGAATACTTTTCGTGGTATGCGTGGGGTCACTTCGCGCATGGCATGGGGTGGGCGGTAAGTGCTAAACCTTCCCCAATTCTCGACGATCACACTCAACCCGAGCCTCCGCTTTGCATTTGCGGAAATGTCGCGTGTGACGGCGGCGATCTTTGCCGCGAGTGCTGGGATGAGTGGGATGATTTGCAATCGCGGAATCAAACCTCTTCAGCTTCCGGCGGCGATGCCCCAAACTGATGCGCCACCAACCACCAGCTAAGCACCGCTGAGAGCTTTAAAGCGTCAGCGTAGTGGTCATGCGCCAGCTTCTTCCATTGAAGGGGCTGGCGTTTATGTTTTGCCATGATGAGCGCCATTCCTGAAAGCCCCATGATAAAGTCTGGCCCGATGTCCTCGGGAAAGTGGAGTAGGGGTGGGAGTTTCTTTTGGACTCGGTCAAGCCACAAGGCACACTTGATTCTGAAATCGACGTAGCTGGTCAGCATTAGCCCCGGCCAATCGTTGATTTGCGACTGGCTGAACGTGCCGAATGCTTTGTCATTCCCACGAGTGGGCCAGAGCTTGCCGCCCGACATGGCGCATATCTTGTAAATGCGGTCTGTCGCCCATGCGGAGTCGATCAACCCGCCCGAGATGGTCACGGTCTTGCCGGATGGTGTGGCGTATTGCTTGCCTCCTAGCTTGAGCAAGTCCTCGGGGGCGATAACCTCGCCGTAATCTATCACCCATGCTTCGCCTGTTTTCTCAACCGCCGTGACAACGTAATGTGTGGACTTCTCGCCAGGGTCAGCGCCGACTGAGATGTATGCTGGCTCATCAACAGGGCAGAATCCGAGACGGTAAGGTGAACGGAGGCTGAGAATGTCCTCGTCCTTGACGGTGGCGCTTCGCTCCTCCCACGGCAGGGCGAGGGTCGAGTTGAAGAAGTCTTGAAGGATGGAGGTGTCGGTTTGGGCGTCTAGCCATTTCACCGCCAGCGTGCCAAAGGCGCAGGATCTCCACGGGGCGTAGAGGGAGTTGAGGTGGTAGCCTACTCGCCCAGGTTCTGCGTTGGGGTTTGTGGCTACCCATTTGCCGCCGCGAAGCATTTTGGTCTTGTGGCTGTCGGTGATTTTGCCTTTGCACTCTTGGCACTCGTAATGTGCCGTCACCCTAACCCTCGCCTTGTCCCATTCATCCTCTTTACGCTCTTTGGCATACCATCGGACTTGCGACCACTCCAGCCGGATAAACTCGCTGCAATGCGGACAGGGGACCATAAAGTAACGCTGGTCGGTGCGGAGAAACTCTTGCCACACCGTCCCGCTGTCTACGGTGGGCGTCGAGGTCTTAACTCGGAGAGGGTTGGTGAAGCTTTTGGTTCTGTTCTCGGCAAGCTGGAGTGCGGATGCTTCGTTGCCGCGTTGAGTGGCAAACTTGTCCACCTCGTCCATGACCAATAGCCCACACGGGCGAGAGGCGAGATTCGCCGGCGAGTTTGAGCCGACAAATGCAAGTCCCGCCGCCGTAAAGTCTTGGGAGAGTGCGGTGATCTTGCGTGGGCTTGGATGCTTCAACGCTCGCAACGGCCCGCAATCGTCCACCATTGGAAGCCATCGGGTTTGGGAGAATGAGCGGGCGAGATCCTCGGAGGGCATAACCCATAGACCCGGGAGCGGGCGGTGAACGTAACGCCATGCCGTCCCGACCATGATCGTGTTTGTTTTGCCTGTCTGCGTTCCCCAGCATAGCACGATGTCGCTGTTCCGGTCATTGGCGAACATCTCGAGCGGCTCGCGGACGTAGGGAGTCAGAGCGGTGGAGTATGGGCCTTCGTTTTCCGTTTGGCGGATGCTGAGAACGATTTCATCCTCGGCCCATTGCCACACGCGCCGGTTGTCGCGGGGAGCGAAACAGGCGGCAAAGGAGATGGCAAGGGATTCGATCATTTCATCCACTCCTCACCGCAATGGCGGCAAAAATAGCCCATCGGCATGACCCTAGAAAAGAATGGTTCGCCTTGTCGAAGGCATTTGGCGCAAACGCAGGTTTCTTTTTGCCATTCATTTCCGCCTGTTTTTGAGTCACTAACGAATTTGATGCTGATATGTTCAACGCTAATCTCGGATTGGTTCATGGCAAAACAGAAGGGGCCGTTGATAGGGTTTTGAACAGCGACTCATCCCGCCATCTTTCCAATTGCTCGCGAGCGTGATCTGGGTCGCTCGGGTTGACCTTTGCGGCTAACGCTCCAGGCATGGAGTCGATAAGGCCACGGAGACGGGCGAGGAAGCCGGTGAATGTGGACTGCGCCGCGTGAGTCGTGATCGTGATCTTGTGAGCTTCGCGGAGCTTGAGAACTTGAGAGTGAAGGGTTGGATACTGCTTAGCGATGGCTTGATGGACAGTCAACCATTTGCGGGAGTCGTCAGCTAGTCCCTGCTGCCAAAGTGTTTCTGCGTTCTCCTTTGCGAAGTTGCGGAGTTCTTCGACTTCGGACAGGTAGCGTTCAGCCTCGTCAACGGTTGCAGCTTGGCGGATTCGGGCGGCTTTCTTTTCGGTGGCTTCGGGGGAGTCTGGGAGTGGGTGAGCTTTGTCGGAGGCTTTGCCACCCCTCACCCTGTCGGGGTCGGCGTTCTTGTCGCGCCATGCTTCGGCGGCTTCGATGCTGTCCAATGGCATCCCTTTCTTGGTCATTTTGTGGACAGATACCCGCGAAACGCCCCAGAGTTTAGCGAGTTTGGATTGGGTCAGGTGCATCTGAGGTAACGGAATTGCAGGTTTTAAGGCATTTTGCGGTTTGTATCGCTTCCTCCTCTACC